CAATATCTGATTTTCATCATCCAACTGGAACTACTGTTGTTGGTATAGGAAGTACATATTTTACTGGATCAGAATGTGGTGTAAATGCTGGATGGAAATATACAACATCTGCTGGATTCTTTAATCCTAATTTACCTACTAATGATGATTATCTTAAAACACTTAGAGAAACTAGAGATCTACTTCTTACTCAATCCGATTGGACTCAGAGTAGAGATGTAACTCTATCAAATGATAATGACTGGAAAACTTATAGGCAAACTTTAAGAGATCTTCCTGCAAATACTGCTGATCCTAGCAACCCAACTTGGCCTACTAAACCATCATGACTATAAGTTTTCCCATAAATCCTAATGTAGGTGATACATATTCTTTCGGTAGTGCTACTTGGAAGTGGAATGGTTATGCTTGGACTAGAATACCTGATCCTGGTGCAAAAGGTGAAGCAGGTGGTCCAGGTGGTGATGGGGATAAAGGAGATCTTGGTACTAAAGGTGATAAAGGTGAGCAAGGAATTGTAGGACCAAAAGGTGAAGCATCTGTTGTTCCAGGACCTGAAGGTCCTAAAGGTGAAGTGGGTGAGAAAGGTCAAAAAGGTGATGTAGAAGCAAAAGGTAATAAAGGTGAAGTAGGTGAAAAGGGTACTAAAGGTGAGATAGGGCAAAAAGGTGATAAGGGTGATAAGGGTGTTGATGGTGCAGCTGGGCAAAAAGGCGACACAGGTTCTCAAGGTTTAGTAGGTGATAAAGGTGACGTAGGACAAAAAGGTGAACTGGGTGTAGGTCAAAAAGGTGAAGTTGGTTCTAAAGGTGAAATAGGTGATAAAGGAGATCTAGGTCAAACTGGTGACAAAGGACAGAAAGGTGAAGTAGGATCGCAGGGTAATGTTGGTGATAAAGGTGCTACTGGAGATAAAGGAGATCTAGGTCAAAAGGGTGAAGTAGGTGTAGGACAGAAAGGAGTAAAGGGTGAAGTTGGTCTTACTGGTGATAAAGGACAGAAAGGTGAAGTAGGAGCACAAGGTAATGTAGGTGATAAAGGTGCTACTGGAGATAAGGGAGACGCTGGAGATAAGGGAGATAAAGGTGAAGATTCTACTGTAGCAGGACCACAAGGTGACAAAGGTGCTACTGGAGATAAAGGAGATGATGGATCTGCAGGACCTCCAGGACCTGCAGGTGGACCTCCAGGACCAGGCGGATCTACAGGTGATAAAGGTGATAAGGGAGATTTAGGATCTCAGGGTGGTACAGGTAATCAGGGACAAAAAGGTGATACTGGTGTAAAAGGTGATGAAGGTCCTATTGGCCCAGGTGGTGGACAAAAAGGAGAGAAGGGTGAAGTAGGTGCTCAAGGTATTCAAGGTGTTATAGGAAATACTGGTGATAAAGGTGATAAAGGTGAAGTAGGATCGCAGGGTAATGTTGGTGATAAAGGTGACAAAGGAGACACTGGAGCACAAGGTAATGTAGGTGAAAAAGGTGACACAGGTTCACAAGGTGATGTAGGTGCTGCTGGTGATAAAGGTGACAAAGGAGACACTGGATCACAAGGTAATGTAGGTGAAAAAGGTGATACTGGAGCACAAGGTAATGTAGGTGCTACTGGAGATAAAGGTGACAAAGGTTCTACTGGAGATAAAGGAGACACTGGAGATAAAGGAGATAAAGGTGAAGTAGGATCGCAGGGTAATGTTGGTGATAAAGGTTCTACTGGAGATAAAGGAGACACTGGTGATAAGGGAGATAAAGGAGTAAAGGGTGAAGTAGGAGCTCAAGGTAATCAGGGAAATAGTGGTGATAAAGGACAGAAAGGTGAAGTTGGTAATACTGGAGACAAAGGTGCTACTGGAGATAAAGGTGATAAAGGTACGTTAGGTGGAAGAGCATTTTCAGTAACTGCTAGTGGATCTAGTGATTACACCATAGATGGTTCTAGCGATCCAACTCTTAATTTACTTAGAGGATTTACTTATATCTTTAATGTAAATGCAAGTGGACATCCTTTCTGGATTAAAACTGCAGCAACTACTGGAACTGGTAGTGCGTATAGTACTGGAGTAACTAATAACGGTATTCAATCAGGAACTATAACTTTTGAAGTTCCGTATAATGCACCAAATACTCTGTATTATATTTGCCAGTATCATGGAAGTATGGTAGGAACCATTAATATTACTGATGTTGGTCCTCAAGGTGATAAAGGTCAGAAAGGTGAAATTGGAGTTCAGGGTGAAAAGGGCCAGAAGGGTAATACTGGAGATAAGGGTATTACTGGAGATAAGGGTGAAGTAGGGCAAAAGGGTGAAATAGGTGTTGGGCAAAAAGGTGAAATTGGAGTAGGTGATAAAGGTGATAAAGGTGCTAAAGGTGATGATGGAGCACAGGGTGATGGTGGTGACAAAGGACAGAAAGGTGAGCAGAATGATAAGGGTCAGAAAGGTGAAGTAGGAGCAGATAATTCTACTAAAGGACAGAAAGGTGAAATTGGAGTAGGTGATAAAGGTGATAAAGGTGATTTGAATGATAAGGGTCAGAAAGGTGAGGTAGGTTCTGGTTCAGTTCCTTCAGGATCTGTGATGTTATTCTATCAATCATCTGCTCCTACTGGATGGACTAAGGTAACAACACATCATAACCAAGCAATTAGAGTTGTTAACACTAGTGGTGGTGGTAGTGGTGGTGTTGATGGATTTACTGCTATATTTGCCAGCAGAAGTTTAAGTGTTAGTGGATCTGGAACTGCTAGTGGAACGACTGGAAGTGGTGGTAATGGGTCTACAAGTAGTGATAATGCTGGATCTGTTAGTGTTAGTGGATCTGTTAGTGGTAATTGTAGTGGAACTCAATATATGTACGCTAATACCACTCAAGTATCATTAAGTACTGCACAATTAGCATCACACGCCCACCAATATCATGCTCCTCTTGGTACTTCTGGTGGACAATATGGTCTTACTGATACTTTAAATGCTGGTTCTTCAGGACGACCTAGTGTTAGTAGTTCTGGTAGTGGTAGTAGTCACTATCACGCAATAGTTAACTATGCTATAAGTGGTTCCAACTTTAGTTTCAGTGATAGTTTCAGTGGTTCTGGTTCTCCTAGTGATCACAGTCACTCAGGTCCTAGTCACGATCACAGTTTCAGTGATAGTGTTAGTGTTAGTAGTTCTGGTTCTTTGGACTTGCGAGTTGCGTATGTTGATGTTATAATATGTTCTAAGGATTAAAATAATATGAAACTGGAACAAGGCAATTTTTGTCCTTTAATAGGTAAAGATTGTATTCAAATGCAGTGTGCTTGGTTTACTCATGTTCGTGGTTTGAATCCTAATACAGGACAAGAAACCGATGAATATGGATGTGCAGTTACTTGGTTGCCTATGATGATGATTGAAAACTCAGGGCAACAGAGAGCAACTTGTGCTTCTATTGAATCGTTTAGAAATGAAACTGTGAAATCGACTATGAAAGCACAAGAAATATATCAAAGAGAGTTAGAATTAAAAGCTCAAGAAAGATTACTAAAATCTAAACAAATAAAAAATGTAACGGAGATAGAAGAATGAAACTAACAATTGTTCCTGAAGATAAAACTATTATTATTGACAATGAAGCAGTAATAGTCAGTAATGTTGACATATCTTGGATTCCTTCAGATGTTCATGCTGTACAGTGGGATAGTACAACAAGTAAAGGTCATATTGAATATATTCCTGAAAATAAATTTAATGTAGAAATTGTTGAAATAGGTATTTGGCAACAAGCAGTAACAGATCATGCTAATGAAAAAACTGCTGCATCTGCTGCACTAGAAGCAGCAAGAAATCATTTAAATGAAGTAAAGGAATATAGAAATGCTTTATTGGCATGGTCTGATTGGACTCAAGGTAATGATTCTCCATTAGATAATAGTAAGAAAGCAGAGTATGTAACTTATAGACAGGCATTAAGAGATCTTCCATCAACAATAGCAAATAGTGCTAGTTTGACTGCAAAAGCATTAGCAGATGATCATTCACATTCTAGTTGGCCGACAAAACCTTCATAAATGAACGAATTGATTCAGATTATTAAATTTCTGGATGAAGATAAACTACAGAAAATTAATAATCATCTTGACACATTAGAGTTTTCACCTAATGGATTACTTGGTAAAGAAGATAACAAGGTTGATACCTCTGTTAGATCTAGTCTAGGTGTATATTTAAAAAAAGATCATGAAGTAACTAAAATACTTCATGAAAGTATGAATAATGCTCTCCTTGAATATAGGAAGAGAGTAATTAAAATATCTGATACTTTTAAATATTATCCAGTTCCTGGTGGAATTGGAACAACTTCTTGGAGAGAAAGTATACAAGTACTTCAATATTCAGAGAATCAGAAATATAATTTTCATTCTGATCAACACGTTGATAAACAAGCAATTGAATATCATAGAGCAATATCAATAGTTCTTTATTTGAATGATGGATTTGAGGGTGGTGGAACAGAGTTTCCTTATGCAACATTTAAACCAAAGGCAGGTTATGGATTAATTTTTCCTTCAAATTGGTGTTATCCTCATTCTGGACAGGTTGTTACTAAAGGTATAAAAAGAGTTGCAGTTACTTGGTATTACGTTGACATAGTATGAATATTGACAAAACAAGCAATACATAGTATCATATTACAAATCGGAGTATTTAAATGGATACTGAAGAAACAGTACAGGATATTATAGTTGATGTCTGTAAAAAAAGAATTACCTTAATTAGTAATGAGGGTGAAACTAGATTTGTTAAGTGTGAAAGTGGTGATCAGTTCTTAGCAGTAATGGAAGTTATTAAGAGAAGTGCTGAACCTGAAATGATTACTTACGTTGATCCTGTCTCACAAAAAGATGACTAAATAGAAACATAGAAATATTTTGGCCAATATTCTCCAATGCCTTTAAATAAGTTAGAAAATTTTATAAAGAATAGTGAAGGGCGTATTCTTTATGTAAATCCAAATGACCTTGATGCTACTGATGGTATTGAAAATCAAGGAAACTCATTAACAAAACCTTTTAAGACCCTACAAAGAGCACTTATTGAATCTGCTAGATTTTCATACCTGAGAGGTAATGATAATGATATAGTAGAGAAAACAACAATATTACTATTTCCAGGTGAACACCTTGTAGATAATAGACCAGGATTTGGTATAAAGAATGAAAGTGGCGTAGCAAAAGCAATAAGTCCTGCTGGAACAGAAACTGGAGCACAAAATACTCTTACATTAACATTAAACTCTAATTTTGATTTAACACAAGAAGATAATTTACTTTATAAGTTTAATAGTACAGAAGGTGGAGTTATAATTCCAAGGGGAACCTCTGTCGTTGGACTAGATTTAAGAAAGACAAAGATAAGACCTAAGTATGTTCCTAATCCTACTGATGATAATGTAAAAGGTACTGCAATCTTTAGGGTTACTGGTGCTTGTTATTTCTGGCAGTTTACTATTTTTGATGGAGATGAGAATACTTTAGTATATACTGATCCAACTACTTTTGATGAAACTAATCAATCTAAACCACTATTCTCTCACCACAAATTAACAGTATTTGAATATGCTGATGGTGTTAATAAGTTAGATAAGTTTGGTGGATTAACTGATTTAGATGTTTATTATAGTAAGTTATCTAATGCTTATAATAGGGCATCTGGTAGGGAAGTTGATCAAAAGTTCCCAACAGAATCTGATTCTTTTGCCAAGCAAAGACCTGAGTATGAAATAGTTGGTGCTTTTAATTCTGATCGTATTCAGATTACAAGTATTATTTCAGGTGATGGTGCAACACCAGGACAAGTTGTTACTGTAACAACAGCAGTTCCACATGAATTGACTGGTGGAACACCAATTAAGATTGAAGGTGTTAATGCAAATGAATATAATATTTCATCAAAAGTTCAAAATGTTTTAAGTGATGTTCAATTTACTTACTTATTACCATTTGTTAAACCAGAATTACCTGCAGGTCCTGCTGGTGGACTGAGTGCTGGTAGTGCAGAGGTTAGTATTGAAGTTGATACTGTTACTGGTGCATCACCTTATATCTTTAACTGTTCATTGAGATCAGTTTTTGGTATGCAAGGTATGAAAGCTGATGGTGCAAAGACAACTGGATTTAGATCTATGGTTGTTGCCCAGTTTACTGGTATATCACTACAGAAAGATGACCGTGCATTTGTTGAATATTTACCTGAAAGTAGAAAATATAATGGTATATCATATACAAAACAAGTTGGAGAAAAACTTGCTTCAGAATCTTCATCACCTATTCCATCTCAAGTTTATCACTTAAATAAGGATGCTGTTTATAGAGATGGTTGGAAGACAGCACATATTACTATAGAAAATGATGCTGTTCTACAGATTGTTTCTGTGTTCGCTATTGGTTATCATATTCACTTCTTAATGAAGTCTGGTGCTGACGCATCAATTACAAACTCTAACTCTAACTTCGGTCAGTTTGCTCTTGCTGCTGATGGATTTAAGAAAGAATCTTTCGACAAAGATAATAAAGGATTTATTACCTCAGTTATTGCTCCAAAATCAATTGTATCATCTGATTCTAGAGTTGAATTGGCACAGTTTGATAAGGGTAGAATAATTGCTGCTGCTAATAATGGACGTTTATATCTCTTAGGTCAAACAAATATAAACACACCTCCATCTGAAATAGCACAAGGATTTAGAATTGGTGCTAGATCTGGTGAGAAAATTTACGTACCAATAGTTGCTACACCTTATGAAGCAGAAATTGTAATGGGTAATGATAATGCTCAAGGAGTATTATCTGCAACAACATTTACTTCAGAAAAGAAATATGAAGTAACTCATAATGATACAACCAGTGGATCTGGTACATTAATTCATAAACTTACTTGTTCTATTGCTCATGATTTAAAAACTGGTGAATCAATTAGAGTTATAAAAGATAATGGAGATCTTCCTGAAGGATTAGATCCACATACTGTTTATTACGCAATTACTAGCGATAAAAATGCTTCAAGACAAGATGGTATTGGTCTAAGTCAGTATGAGATTCAAATTGCAGCATCAAAAACAAATGCTGATAGAACAACTCCAGTTTACATTAAATCGATATCCAGTCCTGCTGATGGTATATTAAATGTTATTAGTAGAGTTTCTGACAAGAAAGCTGGCGATCTTGGACATCCAATGCAGTTTGATGCTGCCACTTATACTGTTGATAGCCAAGCAGGTCAAGTTGGTGGATGGTTCATTCACGTTAATCCTACTGGAAATACTATTTACAGTAATATTGCTAGTTTCTCTACTGATAATGAAGAGATTCCATATATCAATAGAAAAACGGATGATAGAAGTTTAGATGACAAACTCTATAAGTTTAGATATGTTGTTCCTAAAGAATTAAAGAACGCAAGAGATCCTCAAGATAGTTTTGTTATTCAAGAGTCAAGTTCTACTAATGTAAGAAATGATGCAGATCATACAAGAACAACAATAACTAGTGAAGATTATGATTATGATAGAAATAATAAGTTTATTTCTTATATTGACTACAATGTTAGTACTAAAATAGTTACAATTAGATCTGATAAATCACATAGCTTAAATGCTGGTGATCAGATTATTGTTAAGAATGTTATTAGTAATACCAATCAAAATGGTTCAGTAGATCGTGGTTACAATGGAACATTTACAGTAACAAGTGTAACTAATGATAAGGTATTTTCTTATTCTACAACAGATACTTTAGGTATTGTTCATGATGTAGGAACTTGGACTGATAATACTGGGACTAGAAATACTGCTTTACCTAGATTTCAGAGGAATAATAATTCAGATAACTTATTTGTTTATAGAACAGAAACAATAAACAAGTATGTTGATGGGTCGCAGGATGGTGTTTACCATCTTTATGTTTTAAATGGTGGTAATACTCTTGAAGAAGAGTTTACTAATGCAAAGTATAATCAGAATGTTGTTAATCTTTATCCAGAATTAGATCGGGATAATATTGATGATAATCCACAAGAAGCAAAGAGTTATGCTAAAAGATTCCCTCTTGGTGATGTAGTTACTAATGATCTGAAGAAGAGTATTACTAGGGAGACTGCTAATATAGCACTTTCTAATTTTAATGTTACTAGTACAATTGTTAGTATAACTGGTAATGATGGAGCAAATCCATATTTAAACTTCTCAAAAGAGCATAAGTTTAATGGATTAAGAGGTTTTGGTACTATTACAGGTGGTTCAGGACATACTGCTGGAGATGGAGTACATCATAATATAAAAATATTTAATAGTGCTGCTGCTCCAGCTAGTGCTGTTTGGTATGGTGCTACTGCTAAAGTTACACTTGCTAGTGGTTCTGTAACTGCGGTAGAAATTACTGAACCAGGATCTGGATATAAGACTGGTGGAGTTGTTGCACAAAATGATAGGTATTATTTTGATTCTTCATTACCTTCACAAGGTGGTTTAGGTGGAGCACCTAGTTCTTATATTACCGTCACTGATGATGATATTAGTTTAGCTCAAGTTGTTACTAATAAATCTAGTGGTGATTATATTCAAGTTACAGGTATCACTACTGCATCTGATGCTTATTATAGAATTAATGATGTATCTGGCAATAAGCAACTTAGAATCAATAAGCCGACTACTGATAGAATAGTTGATGGTCAGCAAGTAGTTCATGTTGGACCTGTTGTTGAAGTTAGTTCTTCTTCTGGTACTGATACAACTACATTCGTTACTTCTACTTCACACGGATTAATTAAAGGTAATTCCTTTAGAGTATTGAAGAGTGATGATAGTCTAATTGGTGATTTTATTGTTGAAGATATTGTAAATACAACTTCATTTACTAGTAAAACTGGAGTAAGTGGTGGAATATCAAGTCCTAAGTATATTCTTAAACATGGTTTATCTGCCAATAATGCCAATAGTGGTAAAAATGGAGAGAACTTAGGTGTAAGGGGATATAGTTTCTTTAGTCAGGATGTTTTAAGATTAACTGCTGATATTACTACTACTGATGAAATACCAGTATCCTTACAATATGCTTCTGGATTAACAAATACACAGATAGAAAATATTGTTAAATCTAAGTTCCGCTTGGGATCTTACATTCAGATTGATAGTGAAATAATGAGAATTATTGATTCTGATATTAAAACTGGAATCAAATTGAAGGTTATTCGTGGTTCAATGGGAACTATTGTTGATAATCATACTGATAATTCTCAAGTTAAAGCAGTTAAACCAATTGCAGTTGAATTAAGAAGACCATCTATACTTCGTGCATCTGGTCATACGTTTGAATATCTTGGTTATGGACCAGGTAACTATTCAACTGGTCTTCCACAGGTTCAGTTAAAGACACCTACTGAAAGAGAAGAGTTCTTATCACAATCACAAGAAACTTCTTGTGGTACTGTTGTTTACACAGGTATGAATGATAAGGGTGATTTCTATATTGGAAACACTAAGATTTCATCTGACTCTGGTGAGCAAATAACATTTGATATTCCAGTTCCAACTGTAACAGGTGAAGATCCAAGTGCATTAAGTGTTGTATTTGATGAAGTAATTATCAAAGATAGATTACTTGTTGAAGGTGGAACTTCTAAACAGATTCTATCTCAGTTTGATGGTCCTGTTACCTTTAATGGTAAACTTAGAATCAATAAAGATCTAAGATTAACTGAAGGATTAACTGTTGACGGAGCAGTTAAGTTTACAAATGACACCGATTCTACTTCTGACTGTACTGGTGCATTAAATGGTGGACTTATTGTTGAAGGTGGTGCTGCAATTCGTAAGAGATTGAATATTTGTGGAGATACTAAGATATTCTCGACAACTTTATCTTCTAGCACATCTACTGGAGCTCTTGTAGTTAGTGGTGGTGTTGGTATTACTGGAAGCACTTATATCGGTGGATCATTAAGTATAACTGGATTGCTCAATGCAAACGGTGGATTGAAGTTCCCTGATGATGCTAAAGCAATTTTCGGGACGGATAATGATTTAGAAATTTATCATTCAGGAACGAAGTCGGTAATTAATGCTACTAATACTGAGTTTGAGATTCAGGGTGGAACTGATCCTGGTGATAGACTCGGTATTACTATTGGTGGTCAAACTGTCATAAGAGCACTTAAGGCAATGACTGGTGTTTCCGTTGCTCAATTATTGTATAGTGATGGAAGTACATCATCTACCAAATTAGAAACTATAGCTACTGGAATTAAAGTCAGTGGTGATTTAGAAGTTACTGGTGATATTACTGCTTTCTGGTCTGCTTCTGATAGTACACTAAAAGATAATGTTACTGCTATCCCAAGTGCTTTAGATAAAATTAAAGCAATTTCAGGTAACACATTTACTTGGAAAGGATTTAGAGATCAAACACCAGAGGGTGAGCAAGATACTGGTGTGATTGCACAAGAAGTTGAAGCACTTGGTCTACCTGGATTAGTTAAAACTAATGAAGATGGTCATAAGTCTGTTTCATATACAAAACTAATTCCAGTTTTGATCGAAGCAATCAAAGAATTATCAACTAAGGTTGATGCTTTATCCTAATAAATAACTAAAAATTAATATAAATGGCTAATATTAAGAAGTCCTTTAGCTTTCGTAATGGTGTTCAAGTTGATGATGACAATTTTCTCGTTAATCAAACGGGTCTGGTAGGTATTGGAACAACCGTTCCTACTGAGGCACTTGATGTTCGAGGAAAAGTCAAAGTTATTGGTGAAGTAAATGCTACTTCAGGACTTATTACAAGTTTAGTCATAAGTGATACTTTACAGGTTAACAACTTAGATTTTGCTGCTGGTGAAATTGGTGCTGGTATTAGTGTTGGTACTGCTGGAGTTATAACTGCAACTTCTGCTGCTGGACTTGTTACTTATTATGGTGATGGTAAGAATCTATTGAATCTACCAACATCACAATGGTTAGATAAAGATGTTGGTCTAGGATATACAAGTATATTTTCTCAAGGTGCAGTTGGTATTGCAACTGTTGATCCAAGATTCTTCTTACAGATTGGTGGTAATGAATCAAATAATTTAGCAACATTTAAAGCTGGTGTAGGATTTAACTCTACTGGGGATGTTGTAGCAACAGGTATAGTAACTGCTGGAATAGGATTTACTGGAGATTTAAGAGGTAATATTGTTAGTGGTCTATCCACATTTACTCAATTAGAAGCATCTAATGTTAATGTAACAGGTATTATAACTGCTATTGAAGGTCAGAATGTAATACCATTCTACTATCTTGATCATACTAATCTACCTGATCCACTTACAAGTAAAGGTGCTTTTGCTCAAGTTTTTGCAACCAATAAAGCATATTTTGCAGATTCTGGATATTGGAAAGAGATTGTTAATAGAGAAATTAATGGAACTGTTGGAACGGGAACAGATAGTTATAATGTAGATATTGTAACTGCTAATGTAGTTACTACTTCTAGTGGAATTGGATTTACTGGTAATTTAGTTGGTAATGTTAATTCTTCTGGTATTTCAACCTTTAATCAACTTAAAGTAACTGGTGGTATTTCTGGTGATACTGTTTCTGGTATTCTTACAACA